CGCGAATTCACTTAAATCGATCATTTTCAATCTTTCGACTGATAACAACCAATGAGTGAACTCGCGACTTCAATGGGGGCCGGGAGAGAACCCGGCGCGCATCACAGCAACCAAATCACCTTTCGTGATAGGGTCGTGTCACGCGATGTGGCATCCAAGGCCGATCAGGAGATATTCGACTACGCGTTTACACAACGTATGTCGAACGTCTCGGCTCTGGGATGTGTGGAGAAGGTGACGAGCAAGGCGTGCTCTCACCTGCTCGAGGCGCAGTACGCGCCCGAGCTTGTGCGGACCATAAGGACTCTTGTGGAGTCAGTGGTATGGCCATTTGTCTGTTTCCGGACGGAAAGTGAGGGAAAGTTGTTTGATGGGGATGACCTCGTCAGATTTACTAACTCGATCGCGAATTCCGCAGAGATCATTGCTAAGTACGCGGTACTTGGCACTGATAACAAGGAGCAGACGATGATGAAGTATTGGCTGGATCGGCTCTTCTGCTTTGTGTCGCAGAGCGAGGAGTTGCCTCCAAAGCCGGAGTGGCTTGACGAGCGGGATGAACTGTTCAGTGGGTTTTGCCGTACTGGCATTAAGCGAGCACTGGCCCAGGCGAAGAGTAGGGGAGGTAAGACCGCGTTTAAGGCGCTGTCCTTCATCTACTCTCTTCAGAAGGGTTCTAAACAGATGTGGCCTGCACTCGGCGACGAGAAGAAGCAAGCGGCTCTGAACGACCACGCGGTGGCGTTCGGTACTAAGCAGCCGGACCCCGACTCGGAATTGATCGACGAGGTGGAGAACCTCTCGATGGAGATAAACCGAAGGACCGATGTTACTGCCAATAAGTTCTGCCCCTCCAGCTCTGCGTGTTTGCAAGCGAGCCGGGATAAGGGGGGGGCTCTGGGGTTGTTTGACTCCCTGGACCTGGAGATGTTCACGAAGGGCAAGAACCTCGTGGCTGACTATCCGAACATTGTCTACCCTTTGTCGGGGCGGAAGTTCAGGATGGGCAAGCTACGTGAGCTCAACGCGATGATGACGCTCTGGCGGAACGTGTCTTTTCATGCGGCGGAAGTTAATGCGTGGAAGGATCTGCAGACGAATCTGCGGGATGGCAAGGTAGGAGTCAGTACTTTGCGGGGGGAGGAGAGTGAGCCACGTTCGGTGGCCTCGGAGGTGGGCGTGATTGCCATCCCCGAGCCCGGGAAGTTTCGAATCATCTCTAAGGGTAATGGGTGGCTCTACTCGGCGTTACAGCCGTTGCAGGGCGTCCTCCTGGAGAATTGGAAATCGAGACCCGAGGGCACTATGACTAGCCCTGACCTGACAGATAAAGTACGCCAAATCAATGACGCTACCAAATCGTTCAAGGATTTTCAGTGGGAGAGTGTTGACTACAAGGCAGCGACGGACACGTTGAAGTCAGCGATGACTCGTGCCGTCCTTGGACCTTTGAGTCACCTCCCTGGCTGGGAGCTAGGGATGATGTCGGTTAAGCCGGGCGTATTGATCTATCCTGATGGCCGGAGGGTGCTTCAGGAGGAAGGACAGCTGATGGGTCACCCCCTCAGTTTTACCTGCCTCTGCACTATCAACCTGGCTGTCTGGCGTTTGAGCGTCAAGCAGTGGGTCGCGCGGGATAGCGCGGC